TGATACTCGTAGACCCGATAGTGGTACTAAAGCTATGATGCTAGGAAGTATGTGGGTTGAGTTTTGCGATAAGTGTGAAAGCACTGAAATGCGTAATGAAGAAACAAAAGAAGTAATTACAGTTAAGGAACTGTACGACAGAATAACTTTAAGGAGGACTGAACATGATACTTAGATGTAGAGCACAAATACCATACGAACCAACTAGTGTTAACGATAAAACAAGGTTTTATAATATATCGGTAGATATACCTTGCAAAGACTTTGAGTCAGGAAAAAGAGAATTCTATGACACGTTAGAAACTATATGTCCAGCACTTGAAGGTAGCAGACTATGGAAAGACAGATACTACATGAAAGAATTTAAAGATGTTTCATTGGGTAGTTAAATAATTTATAATAAACAAAAGGAGAAAGAAGAAAATGCATGACGAATATCAAAAACTAGAGAACGACCTTATTGATACAGTTCGCTATTTTAAATCTGATAGCAAACTACAAGATAGGGCTTTTAAGAATGCTTATACTATTCTGATATATAGACAGATGGATACGATTAATCTTGCTATATCTAGATTACAGAGTTTAGTTAATTCATGGGAACTATGCGATGGTATGGACGATATAAATGAATTACCAGGTTTCTGCGATAACTATCCATTCAAACATTCACTAGATGAAATGGATACTATGTGGGGTGATATGAATGAAGATCAACGTAAAGAATATAATGCTAACAAGTTTATGGAACTCAAACAAAGACGTAGAGCATTAGGAGACAGAAAATATATACCAGACAGTGAGATTGTTGAAGAGCCTGAATCTGAAGATTACAGAAGAGGTTTTAAAGATGGTGAAGAACGTGCTAGAGAACACTACACTGGTGAAGTCAGAGATTAGAAACAAAGAGGTTTCATTTGACGATTAATAGTTTATAATAAAACAAAAAGGAGAAAGAAATGGACGTAAAAAAGATTTGGCAAGACAAAGAAATTAACTTTAGTATGCAAGAAATGCTTGCTCAGAACTATGAGGAAGTACAACATAGAGCGAAAGCATATCGCTATATGGCAATTATAAATGAATCCATTAAAAGGCTAAAAGAAATCCAAGAGAAGTATTGGGTTAGTGTATTAGCTAGTGATTATAGTGACAAGAAGTTAGAAGATATCCCAGGCTTTGGTTATAACTACCCGTTCAAATGCGATCTATCAGAACTAAAACCTAATTGGGGAGAGTACCCATGTTTCGCTCCTGTAGAAGAGGAAAACAATAATGAGTGATTTCAAACGTATCATACATAAAGTAAATACTTTAATGATTAGTGGCGATGACGAAATGAAATCGTCAGAGAAAGATGACTTCGAACAGTACTGTAAGATTAATTATAATGTTAGCGATTTCTATGCTAACATTGAGTTTTACTACAACCCAATGACTGCGCAGACTTTAGTAGAATTGTTTGACGGAATAGAAGTTGTTACAGCTAGATTTAAGACGTGCCTTAAACCTTCCGAATGGATTATCTGGTACGCAGACTTAGCAAAGAAAAATGTCGATAGTAATTTAATTGTTTAAAAATGTTATTTAAAATTTTATAATAAAGAAACTTAAAGAAGAAAGGTTAACAATGAAGATGTACGCAGTATTTGAAAGAGACACAGATTTCGAAAATAAGTTGGACGACCAAACGTTTATGGAAGATGCCTTCCATGAGAGTTTATCTATACCAACATTAGCATGGAAAGATAATACGAATCACGGATTCGTAGAATGGGATAAAGAGAAAAAGAGGTTGTCCCATTTCATATTCTTTCCTACTAGAAAGGCAGCAGAGGAAGAAGTATTTCAACTTGAGGACTTACGACCTGCTGATTATGTTATCAAGGAAATAGAATTCAATGTTTAAAAATGTTTCTTAAAATTTTATAATAAAGAAACTTTAAAAAAGAAAGGTCGAAAGATGAAAGCATACGCTGTATTGAAAAAGACAATGAATATGGATAATGAACTTAGAGATGAATCGTGCCAAGAAACAACGTTTCATAAAGGCCTAGAGTATTTTCATAACTCACATAAATTTGTTACTTGGAACAAACACAAATTAAGAAATTCTCACATAGTTTTACATTCTACAATGGAACAAGCTAAACAGGATATAATCGACAAAGCTGGTTCTCTTCATGGATATGTGATTCGAGAAGTAGAGATATCCATATAAAAACCTAGTATTTACTTATCGGGCCTTTTAGTTTATAGATAATTCTATGGATAAAGGACCCGATAATATCATTGATTTTACAAGTGCAGAAAATAAGATTTTATCAGACAAGGAAAAGAAGTTTGTTGAATTCATATTTCAAGGTTTAGGTAAGAAACAAGCGGCTTTAGAAGCTGGTTACGCACAATCTGCAGCGCACGTTCAAGCGACACGCCTACTAAAGAAAGATAAAATTAGAAAGGCCCTTGATCGATTACGCTCTCTTCAACACCAACAAACAGTTCATACGATGGACAAAGAGATCGAAGCGATTGATGCCATGATCCATGAAGCTAGAGAAAGAGGGCAAATCGGTGCAGCAGTCCAGGCCGCTCGACTCAAAGCACAAATGTTAGGGTACCTTGTTGATAAGAAAGAGATCAAGACAACAAACCTTGACACCATGAGCGAGGACGACATCGTCAATTACCTTGATTCATTAAAAGCATCCTACAGCAACACGCAGTAAGCGTGGTTGATGGCTGTTGATTGTTGACCCTTGACTCTTGATCAGTAATGTACAACCCGGATCCAGGAGTACGGAGTACGGGATCACGCAACAACATACCAGGATCTTTGTACAAGTCTGTACAACCCGGATCAACGAAAAAATTAAATGTCATTATTTATAATAAAGATGTTTACTTCTGTTAATTATTTTAGTAAAATGAAACCACAAAGAAAGAGAGAAAGAAAAATGAAAAAACAAGAAACTAAACTACCTAGAACTGTTAACCAAATCGGAAACGATATCTGTCTTTTTAGACTGGTTAACCCTAAACAGCATGGAAGTAAATCTCATGCGATTTACTCAAAAGCACAGAAAGCTACTACTATCAAGGAAGCTTTCGAACAGGGTTACAGAACTATTGATATAGCATACGATAGCATGAGTAATGGGAAGTTTAAGAAACCTAATGTACTTATCGCAAGATATCTTAAAAAAGACCATAAGGAATTATACTTGACATTCCTTAAGGAATTTGAGGGAGTCAAGCTTTCACCTGAAATGGAAAAGAATGTGAAGCAATTCACAGCATTAGTTAACAAATTATAATTCGAATTGGGGACCTTCGGGTCCCCTTTTTTTATTCTTGATCGATTGATCCCTGTTGATCAGTTGATCCTTGACTCTTGATCATTGACGTTTGTCGTTAGACAAAGTACGTAGTTCGTAGTTTGTCTATAATAAACAATCAATTGCGCTTCGTAAGCAAAGCTCTGCGCAACTCTGATCAACTAAATAATATTATTTGTTTAGAATTGATTTTATTTAAAATATTCTAATTTTAGAAAGGAAAGAATATGGACTTAATACTGTATATACTATTAATTGCTTTTATAGCTATTACTACTACGCAATTTTAAGTTCTTTATAAAGAAATATATTTAATAAAAAAAATTAAAAAATAATTTTACTTTTTTTAAAAAATATGAAATAAATATATTATTCTTTAATATAAAGAATAAAGAAAGGAAAAAGAAAATGAATAAAACTAAAGTAGAAGAAAAAGGAAAAGGAAAACTAAATAAATTTCCTTCTTCTTTAATAAGAATTAAAGATAATTTAATTCTTCATAGATTAGTAAACGATAAAAAAGGAAAATCGTTTACTAGATTAGAGAATTATAAATTCTCTACTACTATAGAAAATTCCGTTAAAAACGGAATGAATAAAGACGATTACGATTATAATACTTCTAAGTTAAAAACTATCTATTCGATAGATTTAAATAATCTAAGAAAAGAAAATAAACTTAGATACTTAGATACTATTAATCTTAATCTTTCATTTCTTAAAGATAGTAAGATATCGAATAAAGATGAATTATTATCTTTAAATAAGAAAGCTTTAGAAGAAGTAAATAAATTATAATCTTAATTTTTTCTAGAGAGAGTAATTACTCTCTCTAGAATTTTCGATTAAGTTTATAGAAAAAAATTTCGTATAAGTTTCAAAAAACGAAAGGGCGGCTGATAAAGAGGATCGAAGAGCCGCAACAAATGGCTTTTATGTGTATAAATTTTGTATATAAATAAATAAATGGCTTTTCTCACTGTTAATATTCCCCCTATTGAAGTTTATGTCAAAAAAGAGTATCTTTACGACCATGAAAAAGGTCATGGAGAATTTGAAAAAGGCGTGTGGGTCACTGCTAAGTCGATTACCGGCAGAGCTTTGTATTTCGAAACGTACTTATATAATTCTGGCGCTCTTTATGATAAGTTGCCTATATCTGCTTTCTGTTCAAGGCCAGTAGATAAAGACGATAGCTTACCACTAGAAGAGTTACAGTTATGGGATTGTTTTAGTTATCATGTAGCTGTAATCCAGAAATGTAATCCCGGGACAGGGCGTTGCAAGTATTTATCCCCAAGTAAAAATTGGCACTACGGAACTTATTTGTTCACGATAGATTCTGCTCACCCTGATCCCAATATTCCTGATGTCGGATATTCTGAAGTCCCGAGCCAACATAAGTCGTTTAATATTCTCGAACTAGATAACGGCCACTATGCGGCGCAACCAAATAACCGAGTTATATTTTACGATAAAAGTTTGTCTCCCAAAGAAATGATGTTCCCTGACTATAAAGTTTCGACTATTGAATATAGTGTCGAGCATCATTCTAAATGGGTCGCAGGCGATGATGAAAGTTTCTTTTATGAACTTAGAGATACTACAAAAAGCTGAACAGATAATCTTAGATAAAAACGCTCCTCAAGAGATTCGAGAAAAAGCGTTCCTGGTCATCAAGAATCAAAAAGAAAAACAGGAAGTATCTGGAGCACAAACTTCGATATTAAAGTTCGCTCAACACATGTATAACGGGTATAGTACTCCTGCCCATATACAATTAATCGCTAAAAATTTGGAAGCGTTAGAACGAGATGAATTTGATCGTCTAGCGATTTTCATGCCGCCAAGACACGGAAAGTCAATGCTATGTTCCGAGATGTTTCCTGCTTGGTTTCTTGGAAGGAATCCAAAAAATTTCGTTATTCAATCTACGTATGCTCAAGAACTAGCGGATGATTTTGGACGCAAGGTGCGTAACCATGTGAAATCGGAAGAGTTCCTCAAAGTTTTTCCGAACACGACACTTCGAGATGATTCTACTTCAGCGAAACGTTTTCACACTGTTCAAGGTGGAACATATTCAGCGGTTGGTGCGGGCGGTGCGATTACCGGTCGTGGTGCACACTTACTCATTATTGATGATCCGATTAAAGGGCGAGAAGATGCGGAATCTCAAGTTCAAAGAAGGAATTTGATTGAATGGTATAAGTCAGTCGCATTTACACGATTAATGCCGGGCGGAAAAGTCATCATCATTCAAACACGATGGCACGAAGAAGATCTCGCCGGTTTCGTTTTAGAAAATGAACCAGGGCAGTGGAAAGTTTTAGATCTTCCTGCGATTAACGATAACGGGGATGCTCTCTGGCCCGAAGCCTATCCTCTCGAAAAATTAAAAAAGATTCAAGCGACAGTCGGAGAAAGAGTCTGGCAATCTCTCTACCAGCAGAAGCCAAGTGCGGAGCAAGGGCAAATCTTAAAAAGAGATTGGTGGAGAATATGGGATAAGAAAAGATTCCCCGGTTGTCATACGATCATTCAGTCGTGGGACACTGCTTTTTCAGCGAAAGAATCTGCGGACTACTCCGCAAGAACAACGTGGGGTGTGTTTACACATATAGACGAAGAAGGAAGAGATCAAGCTTGTATCATTTTATTAGAAGCGTGGCGTAATCGTGTCGAGTATCCTGAACTACGAAAAGAGGCTCAGCAATCATTTTTCGATTGGAAGCCCGATGTCGTCTTAGTCGAGAAACGAGCATCAGGACAAAGCTTACTTCAAGATCTACGAAGAGCAGGGATTCCTGTGAAAGAATTTACACCCGATCGAGATAAAGTTTCAAGAGCCCATGTCGTAGCTTCCATGTTAGAAACGGGACTAATTTGGGTTCCGAATGAAGCGTGGGTCGATGATATTATTCAAGAATGTGCTTCCTTTCCTTATGGAAAGCATGACGATTTAGTTGATACGACTACTCAAGCGTGGCAGCTGATACGAGATAATTATTTAGTTTCTCACCCGAACGATCCCGAAGATGAAGAATGGGACGATAAACCTTATCGAGTAATACAGAAAAAGTCCTTTTACAGTTAATTAAATATCGTTATAGTATTTGAATGGCAAGTATGTACAAAGCGACCAAGCCCATGCCGGCGAAATCTAGTCCTAATTATGCGAAAGCTTTAGTCGAGGAAGATGATCGTTTCTATGACAAATATCCTAGATGTCTAAGAGATGATGAGATGCTCGTAGAGGCGATGAATAATCCAGGAAAAGAAATCACTAGCGATAGCATGCAAGAAACACCTATGGAAGTAAGTGGCATGATGGTCATTAAAATAAAAGGGTAGAACATGAAAAAGAAAATGGACTTAAATAAAGACGGCAAACTTTCGTCTTATGAAAAGAAACGAGGCATGGCGATTATGAAAGCAATGTCGAAGAAGAAAAAGAAAAAGGGGAAGAAGAAAAAGTAATGGGAAAATACAAAGGAACAAGATCAAGTTTAGGACCAGGTCCTAGTGATCGAGAAGCTATCGAAACCGCTACTCGTGCTATGGAAGGAATGAAATCTAGATACCTAAATACGACTAAAGCTGAAACTTCTTCAATGGGAAGTGACGGAAGTAAAGAAACCAAAGAGTGGTTAAGTTCAAAGGAGTAAATCATGCCAGGATCAAGATACAAAGAATTAAAAGAACTTCTCGATAAAGCAGTAGAAGAAGATGATCAAGATCAAATCGATATTATTGAGCCTGAACTAGAACAACTAGAACCAGATGACGATGACGATTAATGCCTAGAAAACGAGATAAGCAACCTCCTAAGACAAAGAAGTATTTTCGCTCTACGAAAAGTGGTGCGGGTATGACGAAAGCAGGAGTTGCTCGTTATCGTAGAGAAAATCCAGGTTCAAAATTATCGACAGCGGTAACAGAAAAAAATCCTAAAGGAAAACGTGCCGCTAGAAGAAAATCTTATTGTGCTCGATCAGCGGGACAGATGAAAAAATTTCCAAAGGCCGCTAA